CCTCTCTGGACACAATTGAACGAATCGCGAATGCCCTAGGAGTCGAGCCTGCGGAGCTTCTGCGCCTGCCAGACCGAAAGGGCGCTCGAAAGAAAGCACGGTCATGACATGCCCAGACATGACATGCCCAGACTGACGGTCATTTACAAAGACCCGAAAGCGCTCAAGCACCGCGCGGTCAATCCCCGCACGCATCCGAAGAAACAGATCAATCAGCTCAAGCGAAGCATCCGGGAGTTCGGCTTCGTGCGACCCGTTATGCTCGACGGAAAAGATGGCATCATCGCGGGGCACGGCTCGACACTTGCCGCCATCGAACTCGGAATGAACGATATCCCAACCGTACGCGTCGACCACCTGTCACCGGAGCAGGTGCGCGCATACGTCATCGCTGACAACAAGCTCGCCGAAAATGCTGGCTGGGATCGCGACTTGCTTGCGCTCGAACTCCAAGAGCTGTCTGTCGAGCTGCACTTTGACGTCACCGTCACCGGTTTCGAAACCGGAGAGGTCGACTTCCTTATCAGTGGCTTGACCGATGATTCACCGGATGAGGCAGACACCCCGAAACCGACCGCTCTGTACCCGCCGTTTCTAAAATCGGCGATCTTTGGCGGATCGGTGAGCATTCCCTACTCTGTGGTAATGCTCTCGAGGAGGAAAGCTACAAGAGACTGCTTGCAGGCCAGAAGGCGCAGCTCGTGTTTACCGACCCGCCCTACAATGTCGCGATTGCCGGGAACGTCTCGGGGCTCGGCAAACATAAGCATCGCGAATTCACGATGGCGTCCGGCGAGATGAGCCAGGCCGAGTTCACCAAGTTTCTGGGGACCGCGTTCAACCACATGTGCGCGGCGACTAGCGACGGCTCGATCCATTTCATCTGCATGGACTGGCGGCACATGACCGAAGTACTCGCCGCTGCAGATAGCACGTATTCTGAGCTGAAGAACCTTTGCGTTTGGACCAAAACCAATGCTGGCATGGGCAGTCTTTACCGCTCACAGCATGAGCTAGTGTTCGTATTCAAAAACGGTACGGCGCCCCACGTAAATAATGTCGAGCTGGGCCGCTTCGGGCGCAATCGCAGCAACGTCTGGCACTATGCTGGCGTGAACACCTTCGGTAAGGATCGGGACGCAGAGCTCGCCATGCACCCGACGGTCAAGCCCTTGGCGCTTGTCGCTGACGCAATTATGGATTGCTCCAATCGCGGTGACATTGTGCTCGACGCGTTTGCGGGCAGCGGCACGACGTTCATTGCCACCGAACGGACGGGTCGCAAAGGTTTCGGTATAGAGCTCGACCCCTATTACGTCGACACAATCCTCAAGCGCTTCGAGGACGTGTACGGCCTTAAGGCAATCCATGCGCAAGAAGGCAAAACCTTCGCGGAGATAGAATTGGAGCACCTGAAGGAGCGAGGAAATGGCAAGGGCGAACAAGAAAGGAGAGGCGCAAAAGGCCGAAAACGCGCCGGGGTCACAGCCCGCAGGCAACAAGGTGGGTCGCGGTAATCCGCCCAAAGACTCACAGTTTCGGCCAGGCAAGAGCGGCAACTACAAGGGGCGGCCGAAAGGAAGCAAAAACATCGCGACGCTGCTTATGGAGGCGGCGAGCGATCAGGTCGTCGCTACGATCGAGGGAAAGCCACGAAGGATTACGAAAGCCCAAGCTACGACGATGCAGTTGGCCACACAGGCTGCAAAGGGCGATCCTCGTGCAATGGCGAAGTTGCTGGATTGGATCGATGCAATCGAACAGCGGGCCGCAGCGGCAAGACCCTCAGAGTTTCCACTGAGCGACGCTGACCTAGAGGTTATCCACGCTGTCTACAATCGCATGAGATTATGTGAGCCGCCGAAAGTCGGATGAGTACGATGGGCTCCCTGCCGTCCAAGATGTACGCGGATGTTCTGCGCAACGATTTCTTGGCATTCATTCACCGCTCCTTTGTCGAACTGGATCCCGGGTCGCACTTCGAGGAGAATTGGCACCTGGAAGTCCTTGCTGCAAAGCTCGAAAAAGTGCGTCACGGCACGTGCAAACGTCTCATCATCAACATTCCCCCACGCCACCTCAAATCCCATACGGCGTCGATTGCCTTTCCGGCATGGCTGCTAGGCCACGAGCCATCAACGCAGGTCCTCGCCGTAAGCTACGCACAGGAGTTGGCGGAGAAACTCGCACGTGACTGCCGGTCGTTGATGCTGAGCCCTTTCTATCAGGCGCTGTTCGATACACGAATTTCCGCCGAGCGTAATGCAGTTCATGAATTCGAGACCACGGAAGGCGGTTACCGCCTCTCCACCTCCGTTGGGGGCGTGGTTACCGGCCGTGGCGCGCACGTTATCATTATCGACGATCCCATGAAGGCAGACGACGCCTTGTCGGATGTGAGACGCCAATCAGTGAATGCTTGGTATGACAACACCCTGCGCACGCGTCTCAACCGTCAGGAGCAAGGCGCGATCGTCGTCATCATGCAGCGGCTTCACGCCAGCGATCTGGTTGCGCACCTCCGGGAAACAGAGGCATGGGACGTGCTCTCCTTCCCCGCCATAGCCGAAGCTGACGAGCGCTATGAAATCATGACGCCCTACGGTCGGCGGATCATCCATCGCAAAGAAGGTGAGATCCTTCACCCCGCCCTGCTTCCGGCGAGCAGTCTCGAGACTTTGCGTCAAACGATGACCGAATACAATTTCGCAGCACAGTACCAGCAGGATCCACAACCTCCGTCCGGGCTAATCGTCCGGCGAGATTGGTTGACCTTCTATGCCGAGACCGAAAAGCCCGAGCGGTTTGATCAAATCGTTCAAAGCTGGGACACAGCGACCAAGGCAACGGAACTCGCCCATTACAGCGCATGCACGACTTGGGGCGTAAAAGGTCCGTACATGTACTTGCTGGATGTGTTCCGCCGCAAAATGGAATTTCCCGAACTTAAGCGGATGGTGCGTGAACTCGCCTCACTTTGGGAAGCCGACATCGTACTGGTCGAAGACAAGTCATCCGGCACGCAGGTGATTCAAGAACTCCAGCACGACGGGTTCAGCAGAGTACAAGCGGCCCCTCCGTCGGATGCGGACAAAATCATGCGGTTGAGATTCCAGACAGCAAAAATCGAGGGTGGATTTGCCCGATTTCCAAGAAGGGCGCCGTGGCTCGAAACCTATCTCCTTGAACTGACCACATTTCCGAATGCCAAGAATGACGATCAGGTGGACTCGACCGTCAACGCACTTGCCTGGTTGACTCAGGAAGCCAACAAGCCTGGTTTGGGTCTCCTGCGTTTCTATGAGCAGGCGGCAAAATTGCAGAGCGAGCAAACTGAGCTCGTGAAAGTGCGTGCAACGCGGGCGGGACAATTCATCACAAAGGAAGGCGAGCGTTTCAATCACGCTCCGGGTGACATTCTCAGTGTCCCTCCCCTCACAGCTGCCAGCATGTGCGCTAGCGCAGCATTCGAACGTGTGGTGGAATAGCGCGCAAGTTTGGGTGTCCACGAGAACGGTTCGCATCAGGTAGGTCCAGAGCAGAGGCAGTTATGCACCATTCAGCTGGAGCAAACGAGTTCACAATAACCGGCGCGCATTTATAAATGCCGCTGTCGTTTCTGTTAGACACGGGGGAACCATGACGAGCGTGTTGCGAGCATTTTTGATACTATCGGTTTTTTGGGTCTTAATTGCGGCCCAGTCGTACTCATTTGCCCAAGTGCCGAAACCGCAGACGGATTTTTGGGATTGTGCTGATGTTTGCCCCGAAATGATTATTGTGCCGCCAGGGCATTTTCCCATGGGCGCAGTTGCGGACGATCCAACGATCTCGGAGCTCAATGTCCACCAACACGAGGTGTCGATTTCCTATCCGCTTGCTGTCGGGAAATCTCTCGTTACGCGCGAAGAGTATGAGGCCTTTGTGTCTGCAACCGGCCGAAAGGCCGGGGTCTGCAATTCGATAATAGACCCGCTGCATAGTTTCAACTGGCAAAATCCGGGCTTCCACCAGACCGAGCGCGACCCGGTGGTGTGCGTGACGTGGGATGACGCGCAGGCTTATGCGAGCTGGCTCAGCGCAAGAACGAAACGCAGCGATCGATTGCTGTCCGAAGCGGAATATGAGTACGTTGCTCGAGCCGGCACAACAACGCCGTATTATTGGGGGAAGAGCGCTAGCCACGATTATGCCAACTATGGCATGGATGTGTGCTGCAATGGCGCTGCCAGTGGTCGGGACAAATGGATCTACACCTCTCCGGTCGGTAGCTTTCCCCCAAACGCTTTCGGGCTCTATGATACATTAGGGAATGTTAGCGAATGGACTTTGGACTGTTGGCATACGGGATACGATGGGGCGCCGAACGATGGAGCTCCTTGGCAAAGCGGTCCTTGCGCTAATCGTGTTTTACGCGGCGGCGACTGGATTAGAGATCCCGGATCGTTTAGTTCGGCTTTCCGTAGCGCAGCGCGCCCCTCCGACGCATGGAATTTGTATGGATTCCGAGTGGCCAGAACCCTCTGATTTTTTCTCGACCTAGACCTGTAACAAAGTCGCATAACATAACGGATGCGCGCATCAGATGATGCTTCTAATGCTCTCACCTTCGCCACAAAGTTGCTCAAAAACCACTCGACTTCCGGGCGCACGGAAGCGCCCATCCGGTAGTGGCGGCATCGGGCCGCTCAAAACGGATGGAGTAAATCGTGGCAAAATCAAACAAAATGTTGGGGAGAGATGCACAAGTTAGAGCGGAACGCAAAACGCAAGTGGTTCGCAAACCGAAGGTGGGTGGGGCCTCTGCTCGTCAGGAAATCAAGATCAAAACGAAGGCGCCGTCGAAAAGCAGCAAGGTCGCTCTGATAAAAGCAATGTTGTGCCGCGCAAAGGGCACGACTGTCACCGATCTTTGCTCGGCGACTGCTTGGCAGCCCCATTCTGTACGGGCGGCGATCTCTCAGACAATCAAGAAAAAGCTCAGACTTGATGTCAGATCCGAGAAGCTCGGCGCCACGCGCGTTTACCGCGTCAAGGTCTGAGGCAAACATGGTTGACAAAACGAAGGGACCGAGACGACGGGCGGCGGACCCTCTGGCCGCGCGCATATTGGAAACCGAGGTCGCGAAACTCGCCTGTATGCCAATTGAGGGGCTCAGGGGTGTGTGGATCGAAAAATTCAAATCCGAATCACCACGGATCCGCTCCCGCGAGATCCTGTTGCGACTTCTGACGGCACGCATGCAGGCGGACGTGTTCGGCGGTCATGACGCTGCGACCGAGCGCAAGCTTCACGAAATCGGCCAAGCCCTGGAGCGTGACGGTGACTACAAGCCGAAAATTCGGCGCGAGCTTTCGCCCGGCGTCGTATTGACCCGCGAGTGGAACGGCGTCGTCCATCAGGTTGCAGTTGTCGCCGACGGATTTCGGCATCGGGAAGCGACTTACAAGAGTCTGTCCGAGGTCGCGCGTACAATCACGGGGACACGCTGGTCTGGGCCACGCTTCTTTGGACTTCAACAGAAGAAGACTCGAGCAGCGACAGGGGATGCCCCATGAGTGCGCGACGCCAAATCCGTTGTACCGCATACACCCGCAAGTCAACCGAGGAGGGACTCGAACAGGATTTCAACAGCCTCGATGCCCAGCGCGAGGCTTGCGAGGCCTATATCGCAAGCCAAAAAGCAGAGGGCTGGCAGTTGCGTAGTGAGCGCTACGACGATGGCGGCTATTCGGGCGGCACGCTGGAACGCCCTGCCCTCCAACGACTGCTGAAGGATATCGAAGCAGGAAGGCTCGATGTCGTGGTCGTCTATAAG